TTGACGTGGTTTCTGGGGGGTTTCCCTGCACGGACATATCCGCCGCCGGGAAAGGCGCGGGAATCGAAGGGGCCGAGTCTGGACTCTGGTCAGAAATGGCCCGCATCGTTGGCGAGGTTCGACCCTTCTTCGTCTTCGTGGAAAACAGCCCAATGCTCACTTCTCGGGGACTCGGAACTGTTCTCGGAGACTTGGCCGCGATGGGGTTCGATGCGGAATGGGGAGTTTTGGGCGCGCACCACGCCGGAGCTCCGCACAAGCGGGACCGGATCTGGATCTTGGCTTGCGACTCCGACGGCGAAGGCGAATCAGCTCAGCCCGTCGATGATGAAACACCCTGTTTGCAGGGCTTGGACGACGCCGACAAGCCAGGACGCAAAGCACAGCGGCTACGGCGCGAGCGATCAGGGCCGCGATCTGCTTTCGGTCGAAGTCGCGAAGGAGGCGCGAAAGAATTTGTGGCCGACGCCCAAGGCGAGCGCAGCGGGACCGGACTTCGCGAAGCTAGACAGGAGCAAGACCGGGATCAGCTTGCAGACGGCGGTGGCGATGTGGCCGACGCCGACCTCACACAACGCGAAGGAATGCAACGCGCCGAGCGAATCGAAACGGAACACGCCGACACTTGCAGCCCAGGCTGGTGGATCGCTCAATCCTGATTGGGTAGAATGGCTGATGAACTGGCCTATCAAGTGGAGCAACGTCAATGACTTCGACCCAACTGAGTTCAAACGCTGGCAGGAAGCGTGCGCAACGGAAGTTCAAGGAACTGAAACCCTGCGCACGGTGTGGTGGGACGAAGAGCCTTCACAGGCACCATTTGGACAACGACACCACAAACAACAGGAAAACGAATCTGGCGATCCTGTGCGCGAGGTGTCACGGGGCGCTCCATGCAAGCGAGCGGTGGAAGGATCACACGAAGGAACGAATTTGCTTGTACTGCGGGGATCAGTTCACCTACGAGAGATCGAGGGAGAAGACGTGCAGTCGATCGTGCGGGAACAAACTCGCCTGGATGAAGCGCCGCATGCCCCGCGAGTCGCCCAGGGCGTAGCCTCTCGGGTGGACCGATTGCGCTGCATCGGCAACGGACAAGTGCCAGCAGTGGCAGCGCTCGCATTCCGAACGCTTGAGCGGAGACTGACGCGATGACCACCGCCCAACTCCTCAACGCCATCACGAAGTCCCTAGCCGGCGACTCGATGAAATGCGAGGCCGACCGGGTTGCGTTCCTGGCGAAGTGCGAAACGATCATTCGAGAGATCGAGATCGACATGACCGCCGCGAAGGAGCTCAGTTTTGAGTGATTATGGAGTAATCGGCGCAAACGATGCGTGGGTACGTCGCACGGTGTCGCGAGGGGCCACACGATCAACGGTGGCGGCATTTCTAGGGATACCCGTCGCATCGGTAGACAAAATAATTGATGGCGACACGGGGGAACCTGTGGATTCTGAGGGAGAAGCGGGATGCTTAGCGTTATAGACCGAGTGCGTGCTTTGGGGTATGAGCCAGAAAAGCGCTTTGACTGGGCTGTCGGATCGGCAGCGCGGGAAGAATACGCAGCGGCGACGGAGGACCTCCCAGTTAAGGAGCTGAGGATTAAAACAAGCGGTAAGGGATCGCATTGCATGGCGGTTTATCCAGATTGGTTTATCCCGCGCCTAGACGAAATAGTGCGCGAAGTTGCGGGCAGCATTGAATCGGCCGAAGCGGCGCAGGGAGAGCTTTTTTGAGCCTTCACCGCATGGCCGCGAGCCGGGATATCAATGAGCCCGAGATCGTAGCCGCACTCCGCAAAGCGGGGGCATTCGTCTACGTCATGCGAGAACCGGTGGACTTACTCGTTTCCTACGGGGGCGCGACGTGGCTTCTCGAAGTCAAGATGCCGAAGAAGGGTCGAATCACTTCGGCGCAAAGGAAGTTTTTTGACGAGTGGCCGAACGAGAACGCGCACGTCGTCAGGACGTGCGAAGAAGCGCTAACCGTGATTGGGGCAGTGAAGTGAAGATCGACATGAAGCTAGGGGAGCCGGTCGCGGTGGTGTGCATGAAATGCGCGCCGCAACTCATCGACCTTAGAGACAGGCTTAACGACCGGATCGAGCAGCTCGGGATGCTGCAAGGGCGATACAACCTACTCGCGTCTGCGGCCAGACAGAAGGGGATCGACATTCAGCGAGTCACCGCGCAGCCTGAAATCGGGCCAAGGATACAGGTCAAAAAGTGAGCCATGCGCGGAACGGAAAGGCCACGGGCAGAATTAAAAAAGGGACAGGAGAACGCCCCTACAACGAACGCTATTGGGTCACGGGAGAAACTTGCACACGGTGCTCACAACCACTTGAGTTCTACCGCTACATCAAGGCACCCAGGCCAGAGCCGACAGTTTGCGCCCAATGCGCTGCGTTACAATGGGCTGAGGAGAAGCTAGGGCCGAGGCATTGAAGGTTAGACTTGAATAATGCGGTGTGTGAGTGATGATCGCCGGAACCACATCCCAAAGGAAGTGTAATGGCCGCACGAAAATCAGCACGAAAAGCCGCACCGAAGCCGGAAACTGCTTCAGTTGTTGAACGTGCTACAGAAGTAGTCAGCGGGATATTCTCCCAGGACAAAGACCAGAGGCCCGATGGTTGGCTACGGATTCTGAACGCTTACGCCAAGGGCGGAGTTCCAGAGCGTTCTGATCGGCAACTTATGGACGACCGATTCACCGGAATACGACGGAACGATCAGGTCAAGGCGTTGCTTGCGATTGGGATGAACGTCGAAGATTCATGCAAGGCTATTCTGAAAGCCGCGATGGAAGAACATCGTGGTGAAAAACACTGCAACTGGTAGATCCAAAATTAGGGCCTAAGAGGATCAGGGGATGGCCGCGAAAAAAGGACGACCAAGCAAAGGCGAGAAGACTGCGGGTAGTGGACGCGCCAAGGGCACGAAGAACAAAGTAACCCGAGATATGCGCGAGATGGTGCGCGAGGCATTCGAGAAGGCTGGAGGTGTCGATTACCTTGTCACTCAAGCCGACGCGAATCCCAAAGCGTTTATCACTATCCTCGCGAAGCTCCTCCCGAACACGGTCGAGGGCGAAGTCAGCGTGAAGAACGTCCTCAAGATCATCGACCTCAGCGAATAATTGGCGGTCACGGTCGAGATCAAGATGGGGACGCCCTCTAGCCCTGTGCTGGAGTCTTTCAGGACGGCCCGTGGGCGCGTTGATCTAATTATGGGGCCACTAGGCTCCGGTAAGACCTACGGCGCGATACAGCGCATCCTGAAAACCTCAGTCGAGCAAGAGCCCAACGCGCTCGGGATCAGGCCGACCCGCTGGTTTGCGATCCGCAACACCTACCCCGACTTGATGTCTACGACGATCCGCGACTTCCGTGAAGTCTTCACCGACGACATGGGCCGGATGAAGATGGGCAGTCTCGAACCCCCGACGTTCACGGTGGGCATCGACCTCGAAGACGGCACCCACGTTCACAGCGAAGTGATTTTTCTGGCGTTGGATCGCGAAGACGCTGTGAAGAAGCTGCGCGGCTCTCAGGCTACTGGCTTCTGGCTCAACGAGACGAAAGAGCTCGTGAAGCCGATCCTAGACATGGCTGACTTGCGGCACGGGCGTTATCCCTCTAAAGCCGCAGGGCAGGTGAAGCCGACTTGGCACGGGATTATTGGCGATACCAACGCGCCCGATGAAGACCACTGGTACTACAAGCTCGCCGAAGAGGACCGACCGGAGGGGTGGAACTTCTTCAGACAGCCAGGGGGGCTACTCCGCACAGGTCGGAAGAGCGCAGCCGGTCGAGAAGTATGGGACGTAAACCACAAAGCCGAGAACATCGACAATCTGCCTGACGCTTATTACGACCGAGGGCAAGCGGGCAAGTCGGATGCGTGGATCTCGATCAACCTCGCGAACGAATACGGATTTGTCTCAGACGGCAGGCCGGTGCATCCCGAGTTCATCGACTCGGTACACACGACAAACGAAGAGATTGCTTACGATCCGACACTGCCGCTGCTGCTTGGGGTGGACTTCGGGCGCACTCCAGCGGCGGCGATCGTGCAGTTCATCCCTCAGTGGGGCCGGTTCGTGTGCATCGACGAGTTCGTGACGACCAACATGAGTCAGGCGGTCTTTGGCCCCGAGCTCAAGCGCTACATCCAGACCAATTACCACGGCGCGAAGGTGCGCGGCTGGTCTGACCCGGCTGGTGACGGCAAAGGGCAGGCGACTGAGGACACGCCACGGCAGATCCTAGAGGCCAGCGGCTTCGATGTGCAGTCAGCTCCCTCGAACATCCCAGTGCTGCGACGTGCTGCGGTAGCCAACCCTTGCCGGCGACTTTGCGGTGATGGTCGTCCAGCGTTCTTGATCTCGCCCAAGGCAAAGCTAATCCGCAAGGGGCTAGCAGGTGGGTTCCAGTTTCGGCGGCTCAAGGTGGCGGGTGATGAGCGCTACACTGACGAGCCCGACAAGCTGTCCGAACCGCCGCATCAGCCAGCTCCGATGGAGTACAACGAAGCCGCGTTGTCACCGAGGATGGCGCTTCGATCGCGGTCGCCGATACCAAGCGCGTCGAGGGCGCGGTTGGTTTCGGCCCAGACCTTGGCGTAGTCTCCAGCGAGGATCGCAACGGGCCAGTCGCTGCCAAACATCAGCCGGCGCGGTCCTAATGTCTCGTAGGCGAAACCGATGGATTCG